CATTCGGCCTCTGCCATAAAAAGCCGTCCACAACATACCTTTCTATGATTTTTCTGTAGATGGACGGCTTTTTATGGCAGAGGCCGAATGCCCATTATGTGGGGGAACTATTTATGTTTCGGCTGGATGTAATAAGCCTAATAATTATGTCGTTAGGGATTGGGCCTGTCTGGTTTGTGGTATTTCTGGTGAGGTGGTCGGGTATCACGGCGGCAAAGGAGTAACGCCAAAAAACTCGGACGATGATAATTATATCGAGTTGCCTGAGTGTGTTGTGATTGAGGTGGATGGATGAAAAAACGCCTCTGGGTATTTATTTTGTCGTGGATTGAGCACACCTATCAAAAAGAAAAAACAAAGCGCTCAAGCGCCATTGTTGACTGCTGTATATTCCTCAAAGAGGAGTTGTGATGGAATATTTCATGGTGAAGAATTGGTCGAAGTTTCAACACTACAAAGATCGCAATCCGCCGTGGATAAAACTTCACTATGAAATACTGTCTAGCATGGATTGGGTTTATCTCAAAGACGAAGATAGGGTGCTTGCAATTGCTTGCATGTTGATAGCGAGTCGCAACGAGGGGAGGGTCCCGAATAATCCTGAGTATGTGAAGCGCGTTGCATATCTTAACACAACTCCAAATTTCAACCAATTGATAATATGTGGTTTTCTTGAGATGCTAGCAGATGCTAGCATATGTGTGCAAAAGCAAGCAGAGTTTAGACCAGAGACAGAGACAGAGACAGAGACAGAGACAGAGACAGAGAAGAACGGCGGTGTTCCGCCTTGTCCTCACCTAAAAATTATTTCCCTTTACAATGAAAAGCTTCCAGTTTTGGCAAGTGTAAAGGAAAAATTATGGAATGGTGCCCGCTCCACCAACCTTTTAAACCGGTGGAAGGAAGACGATGAGCGTCAGACTGTGGAGTGGTGGGTTTCACTTTTTTCCATAATAGCGGAAATGCCGTTTCTGCTTGGGGAAAACGACAAAGGGTGGAAGGCTGATCTTGGTTGGATAGTAAAGCGCGAAAACATGGTAAAAATACTTGAGGGTAAATATTCCCAAACAAGGAAAGCGCAACCAACAGGAAACTACGGAACAGGGAAAAGGATGCTATGACACCAGGGGAGCTCAATCAGGTTTTAATCGGTATGGTCGATAGCGTAGCTGCTCACCTTCTTCCAAATGGGAAAAGAGAGGGTAAAAGCTGGTGTGCTGGCTCAGTAACCGGCGAAGAAGGTCAATCGCTCAGGTTATGCATATCGGGATCAAGGGCCGGGATGTGGTCAGATTTTAGCAGTAGTGACCGGGGCGGTGATTTAATAGACCTCTGGCAGCAATCGCGAGGAATAACGTTTATAGAAGCACTAAAAGAAGCAAAAGACTTTGCCGGGGTTCAGGATGTCCCGGAGTTTTTCGCGCCAAAACGAACAAAAAAGAAGGTGCAAAAACCGCAATGCGCGAAACCGAAAGACGAGGTTATTGCCTGGTTTGAAGGTCGGGCAATTTTTCAGCGAAGTCTTGATGCCTACAAAGTGGGGCAACAGGGCAACACGATAGTTTTCCCTTTCCTTTCCCCTGTCGGAAGTCTTGAGTTGGTGAAGTATCGCAATCTCGATGTTGAAAAAGACGGAAAGAAGAAAATTTGGTCGAACGAGGATCCCGACTACCATCTTTTTGGTTGGCAGGTGATAGATGACAATTGCCGCGAGGTTGTTATTTGTGAAGGGGAGATTGATGCACTCTCTTGGTATCAGCAAAACATTCCGGCTCTCTCAGTTCCACAAGGTGGCGGTGGCGGCGACAAGCAAACCGTGTGGATAGAAAACGACTATGACCGTCTTCAGCGGTTTGAGACGATTTACATCTCCATGGATATGGATAAAACCGGCCAGGAATCAATCGAACCGATAATATCGAGGCTTGGGGTGGAGCGGTGCAAGGTGGTTGATCTAGGAGAGTTTAAGGACGCAAACGAGGCACATTGTAATGGGATGGTGTTGAAAAACTATCTCATATCGGCAAAAACAAAAGACCCGGAAGAATTGAAACAGTTAATCAATCACCACGAAGAAATAATTGAAGAGTTCAAAAACCACGATCTTATTGGGATTCGCCTTCCTTGGACGAAAACACATCAGAAAATCAGGTTGCGACCTGCCGAAATATCGGTATGGGCCGGGATCAATAGCCATGGAAAAAGCGTTTCTCTCAGCCATGTCGTGGTTGATGCCGTGGCGCAAGGTGCCCGTTCATGTATTGCCAGTATGGAGATGAAGCCGCGTAAGCTTGGAAAAAAAATGTATCAACAGGTTGCCGGGAAAGATTCGCTTGATTCAGTTGATTTCATGCGAACGACAGAGTTTCTTTCCGATCATGTCTGGCTATTTGAGGCTTATGGCACAACTAGGGCGGATAGGATTATAGAGGTTTTTTCTTATGCCCGGAAACGTTATGGCATTTCGATATTTGTTGTTGATTCTCTAGCAAAATGCGGGTTTGGTGAAGATGACTATAACGGTCAAAAGGGTTTTGTTGACAGGCTTATGGAGTTTGCTGGGAAGAATAACGTGCATGTCCTCCTTGTTGTTCATATGCGAAAACGAGAAGACGAAAACAAGGTGCCGAATAAAATGGATATCAAGGGAACCGGGGCGATAACAGACATGGTTGATAACTGTTTTATCTGGTGGCGGAACAAGAAAAAAGAAGAGATTCAATCGGTAAATCCAAACGAATCTGACGCGGTGTTGAATTGCGTTAAGCAACGGGATACCGGCGAAGAGCCGATGATAGGATTATTTTTTCACAAAGCATCGTGCCAATTTTTAGATTCTGCAAACGATCCACCAAAACAATATATTTACTGAAATGAAATACGAAACCAGAACAACCCAAACAACCATAGCGCCAGAAGGCCAGCCGATATTTTCCGAGCAAGCAACGAAAATCGAAATTTACGACGAGGCTGGCGGAGAGTTCGTGCTTGTATCGCAAGACAGCGTTGGGAAAATACAAATCAATCCAGAGGAGTGGCCGGTTATCCGTGCCGCAATTAACGCAATGATTAAACGGTGTAGGGGGTAAGATGAAAATCAAGCAAGAACCGAAATACCAGCCGATTACGATAGTGCTTGAAACGGCTGAAGAGGCTGACGCGATGTATTCGCTTGTTGCCGGTCTGAACATCGAAAAACACCGCAAAAAGTTGAATAAACTGTGTGATTGGTTTTCTGAAAAAGCTCAACTTATCGGGGGATGAAATGTCTGAACGGAATGTCGAGATATGCGAAGGCGAACATCTTTTTCTTGAGGGGTTAGGCCGTATCTGTCCGTATTGCAAAACATGGAGCAGGTTCAAGCGACCTGATGGCAAGAAAAATCAGTGCTTCACGGCTTCATGCCCGTGCTGTCATAAGGATTTTGAAATTATACCAGGGGTGAGGCCGGTAAAATGACAACCAAGGAAACAATACTATCCACACTCACTCCAGACCAAACAGCCTCAATCCTGGCAGACATAACCGACGCGCTCGAAATCACGAAACCGACTGACGAACGTTTCAGTGTTCGGCGGTTTGAGATTTGGCTGATTGAAACCGTCAAGGCCAACAAGAAACGCGCTGCATTGTATACCGAAGTTGAAGATTTGTTCAGAAAAATTCAAAACGGGCGGTGATAAAATGGCAAAAGGACGGCAGGTCGGCGCTAAAGGCAAACGGCAATCAATCCGCGATTTAAAGGCGGACATGGTACGCACACCATGCGCGAAACCTGCATTTATCACGTATTGTTACGGCTGTAATGCAAAGATAACATCAAATAAACCGGTAGAGAAGGAAATCGACGGTGAGGTTAGGAAGTTGTGCCGTGGTTGTGGTTTAGAACTGGAGGGGTCGGATATCGTGCGGGACGCTGCCGGGACATACAAGAAAAAGAAAATCTCTGAATGGGAACGCGGGAAGCGGGAGGCGATATTGTTTTGTGCTGGGCTACAAAATTACTTTCAATAAGGTGAAAACATGAAGATAACAATCCACGGAATAAACCAACTAAAAACCAGATGGCCCGGTAAGTGTTCCAACAAAAAAGCTGTGCAAAAAATATACGCGCTGAAAAAAGACGGCGTGCCGGTAGTGCCGAAATCACAATCGATGATTGAGCGATATCCGGACAGCACGTATTTGCAGGCGGGGAGATTCATCCTAGTTATGGTCGGTGAGTTTGTGATAACTATTTTTAATTACAACAAAAAACATCGTAGTGCGTGGAAGCGGGAAACGGCATGAAAAACGACGAACAAATAGGAACGCGGCACCTCATCAAAAAGGATGGTCACAAATACTATGCGTGGATTTCTGATACAGATATCATGTTTTTCCCGCCCAATGATGCAGGCGTGCAGGATCAGGAGCAGAATAGCGCTATTAATGCAATCTGCCGACTGATCAGTAAATTACGGGAAATGGGGGGCAGTTGGGATATTGTGTTGAAGCAACTGGATGGCGCTAACGTTACAGGTAATCAAACGTGGTGCAAGACCATTTCCGGGGTGATACGGGATAACCAAACAAAGTGAGGGTGAAATGGAAGTACAAATCGTTAAACACACAGGGATTGAGGAAGCGCACGAATGCATTAGGTCAACCATGGCCGGAGAGCACGAGATAAATTCCACGCTCCGGCAAATCTACGGATGGGAGCACTCAATTACTCGCAGCCAAATTTTCAGCGTGCAGCTGATCGACTGCTTTTCATTCGTAAGTGTTCATTTTGTTAGGCACGTTACGACTGTGCCCTTTGTTGTATCGCGCAGACCTGACCGATACGGAGATGGAACGGAGAACCGGTACACCCTGGTTAATCATCGGTTTATTGCCAATGCCGAAGCATTGCTAAACATCGCACGGCGGCGGTTGTGCTTCAAGGCATCTCCGGAGACGCGGGAAGCGGTGTTGATGATCAAGGAGTCATTGCGGCAAGTTGACCCTGATTTGGCCTATTACATGGTGCCTAATTGCATTTATAGAGGAGGGATTTGTCCAGAGCCAAAACCATGTGGGAATTATCGAGTGCGGCGGTTTAAAGGCGAGGATGACGAGTTGAAGGCGCGGGTATTTGGGGATGACAGGTATGATTTGCCGGAGGTGAATATATGAAACCTGATTGTCAAAATGAAGAATGCATACACCGTGACGTAGAGTGTGTGGGTTCGTGTGGCAGGCACATACACCTGGACTGCGACAAATACATTGATGTGAAACCGTTTAAAGATAAGCTCGAATCGTGCAGGAGTGCAACCATATACCTCAATGATATGAACAATTCCACCCCAAACGCCAACAAACTCAGAGCAATAAAAAAGGCTCTTGACGCTTGCCATACTGCAATAGCAGGTGACGACATGGGCACCGACGATGTTACGCGGGAGATTGTGGCAAACCGAACATTGAGAAGGTTTTTGGAGGATAATCTATGATATACTGTTGCTGCCAACAAGCGAGCGATCTATGCGCCGATACCTGTTGCCGGTGGCGTGGAACAGCCGGACCAGACCATGTTTTTTATGTGGACACATGGCCGAAAAAGAAGGCGGCACCTAGTGTTTTGGTGCCGCCTCAAGAGGTCAACGAGGATAGCAATTGAACATGTAGTATCGCACCATGTCCAGCCGTACCGTGGGGTGGAAACGCCAGTAGAGTTTCGACCCCATAAGTACTGATATTGCGTGTCGCATTAATGATCGTCGCATGGTGTACCTCAAACTGTTAAATTAATGAGATTCTGACGAGTTTCAAAACCGGCTATTTCCCGTTGGTCAGCCGCCCACAACATCGCGGCTGACTCGCAACTCTCGGTATACATTTTTTGCGGCATGGCCCCGATGATGTATAACCGTTGGATTATGGCTAAATGATGCTGGTATCTCTGGAGCGCCTGTTCGTTTAATTTTTCAAACATGTCAATACTCCTTCTTTTGCCAATTAGGACACGATATCAACCGGCCATCGAGGGTAGCAAGGGCCGAGGGTAGGAACTGTTCCGGATAGTCGCCACCCATCGGAATGCTGCTCCTGACGGCGACCTCCTTTGAGGGGTTTTTGCACCCGAAATAATGTTGATTTACGAGTTTGTGGTACTCGCAGAAAACACATTTGCCAGTAAGATCAAATTCCATAACATTCTCCTGTTTGAAATTAATCGTTCCCCTCGTTTTACGGTATTATACACCGGATTACGGTTGTTTCATATCATTGGTTAGGGTGTTGAGTAATATTAAAGCAGGGCCGCTTATATTACGCGATCCCTGCTCCCATTTGCGGTAGCCACTCAGCGACATACCGAGGGCAGCGGACATTGCCCGTTGGTTTTTTCCGAGTCGGTGGCGGATGGCTTTTAGTTCTTCGGGTGTCATATTTGTTCCTTACGTTAATGGTATAAAAAATGTGTGTTTATCCGCTCCAATCAACTCGCGCTCGGCTGAGGTTGGGCAGTAGTAGAGGGTGTCGCACCAAAAACAGCCCATCTCTGGTCCGCGAATCTCAATTTTTATCGACACACCCTCCAACCAGGATATATCGAGGCCGGGCGGAAAACAGTATGAAAACGGCCCTCGTTTAACGCGGCCATTCCGAACAACACGCCGGAATGTTTTGTAGTATACCGTTTTCATATCATTTCTCCTTATGCCCGGCGGGCCGGGCTTGATGGTTGGTTATTTCGCGTAAGAGATCGACAAAACCAGAAATTCCACGCCATCCTCATCCTCAACAGTTTCGTCTGTTTCAATGTCGTCAAAATAGCAGATACCGTCACTCTGTAACCAGTCTGCCAACTCCTCAACAGATGAATTTAGCGTGTTTTCGTCATCCCAAAACGAATACAAATCAACGAGTTTGTACCATTCAGAATTGGGGTGAACATTCGATCTGCAATCAACATCCCCATCTAAATTCACGTAAATTGCCCAATTGGAATTTCCAATCCATTTTTTGTTGTTCAATATTTCGGTTGCGAGGTCAATTGCGCTGATTTCTATATCTTTTTTCATGATGTTCTCCTTTATGAGTATTTAACGTCTGGCTGATATCGCCGCTTCGAGATAGTTTTCATATCCTGCAAGGGCATCTTCCGGGGTATCAAAGTTTTCACATTCCATTCCAAGCTCAGCCCTATCATGACAATCTTGTAACTCTTGCGCTGTCAGGTTGTACGCTTTGAGGTATTTCTGAGCTATAACGGATTGTTTTGCTTCCCATGCCGCTTGATCGTTATTATTCCACATGGCCAATCTCCCTATTTAGTGTTTCGCCCTGCTTGGGCTCGTCAGCTTGATCGCATATCGCAGACACTTTTTGTTTTCGGGGTCTCAGTTAATCTCACCCTTTCCCTCAGTACCGGCCCTCGGTAGCGCCCCTCTGAGTTTTGTTCTTTGTTGTTAATTACAAGGTAACCCATTGGGGTATAGATGTCAAATGGTTTTTACGATTATTTTTAAAATAAATTCATTTTGTGCGTAAACAGTTGATGTATTGATGAAAAATGTTATAATACAACATTGGAAAATAACATTGATGAGGCGTAAGATGCAGAAATTAGGCAGATTAATCAGGTTTGACGAGCGCTCGAAGAATTTTCCGGTGCGGGCAACGGTGCCAAAACGGCAGCGCTCGTATACCTGGAGGTGTAGATCGGTGCTGGATCAAAAATCAGAGGGAAGTTGCGTAGGCCACGGCGTAGCGCACGAACTCATAGCCAGACCAGCAGAGGCAACCGGCATAGATCACGATTACGCGGTGATGATCTATCATAAGGCACAGAAAATAGACCCTTGGCCGGGTGGAGATTACGAAAACGCCTTCCCGTATTACGAAGGGTCAAGCGTGCTCGCCGGGGTTCAGGTAGCGCAACGGCTCGGTTGGTGCTCGGGTTACGATTGGGCTTTCGGCCTCAATGATTTAATCCTCGGTGTCGGCTATCGCGGCCCGGCAATTCTCGGGATTAAATGGTATGATGGCATGTTTCAGCCAGATGCAGCCGGATTCATCCACGTAACCGGATCAGAGCAAGGCGGGCACTGTATTCTGTGTAATTCGGTCAATATCGCAAAGCAGCGGTTTACCCTTCATAATTCGTGGGGTTCCGAGTGGGGCAAAAATGGTGAGTGTTTTATCTCATTTGCCGACATGGACAGGCTGTTGCGCGAGGACGGCGAGGCTGTGTTTTTATCTGGTAGACGAAAAGATCCTGTTGCATGGGATGTTGGTTGATAGTTGCAAAAAACCTGATGTGTTATAAAATAACGGTATGGCACCTAAAACACGCATAGATTACGACAGCATCGAATCAGACTGGCGGGCTGGTATAAAAACCCCAAAACAACTCGCCGCTGAGTACACTGAGCGCACCGGGGAAAAAGCAACACGACAGGCAATAATTAAGCATTTTGAAGTTTTAAATATTCCCCGTGACCTATCGGCTAAAATACAGGCAAGGGCCGATGCGATAGTTGCAGAGAGTATAGTTGCAAATTCAATTGCACCTGCAACTAAAGCTGCGATAGTTGAGGCAAATGCTCAAGATATCGCCGCTGTAAAGATATCTCACCGCAAGGATGTAAACAAGGCCCGTGCCCTAGTCGCTCGGTTGTGGGACAAGCTGAATGAGCAAGTTGAGTCATGCCCGGAATTAGATAAACTAGGAGAGTTGATGCTGGATAGTGAGGCCACATTTGACAAGCTCAACGACATCTACCGCAAGGTTATTGCCTTCCCCTCCTTGGTTGATTCGGTTAAAAAGCTTTCAGACGCGCTAAAAACCCTCGTAACACTCGAATCGGATGTGTACGGCATAAAAGACCCGCAAAGCAGGCCCTCATCGAACATCGAGAATATGTCCCGCGATGAACTAATAGCCATAGCCAAAGGGACCAATGGCTAAAGTCTCCCGTTCAGCAGCAGCAGCTGAAGTCATCCGCCGCGACCGTGCCGCAGAATCCCTCCTAGATTACGCAAAATACATTGATATCCCCGGAGTGCCGGTTGACGACTCTAATCCAGAGTGGGAGTTAGCGCCGGTAGAAACAGGGGTGGCTGACCACCACGCGCTGATTATGAGCGTGTTTGAGGATATTGTCGCAGGCAGGATTAAAAATGCAATGCTGTTCCTGCCTCCAGGATCAGCGAAAAGTTCCTATGGTTCAGTAGTTGCACCTACCTGGATCATGGGCAAGTTCCCAAATTACAAAATCATTCTCACCTCATACGGCTCTGACCTGGCCAGGAAACATGGTCGCAGGGCGCGTCAAATCGTCCGTAGTAAAAAATACCAGAACGTTTTTAACACCACAATCAGTAGTGATACCGGGGCTGTTGATTTCTGGGCTCTTGAAAACGGATCGGAATACATGGCAGGTGGTATTCTGTCCGGGGTTACGGGCAATAGATGCGACATGCTCCTGATCGATGACCCGGTGAAGGGGCGCGAAGAAGCAGATTCGGAAACGATCCAGAAAAAGACATGGGAAGCATACCAAGACGACTTAAGAACCCGCCTGGTCCCTGGTGGTGCTACTGTGATCATACAAACTCGCTGGAGCGAAAATGATCTCAGTGGTAAAATACTCCCAAAAGATTACGCCGGTGAGTCTGGTTTTATCGATTGCCAGGACGGTCGGCAATGGTATGTGCTCTGCATCCCCGCTCAGTGCGAACGTGCCGACGATCCGCTAGGCCGTATAATAGGTGATTACCTCTGGCCGGAGTGGTTCACGCCTGAGCATTTTGAGGGGTTTAAGGCGCAAGCGCGAACATGGAGCGCTTTGTTCCAGCAAAGGCCGCAACCTCCACAAGGTACATTCCTGCAAAAGCAATGGTTCTTGCGCTACCTGCCGAAAGAGTTACCATCGCAACTAAACTATTACCTCACCTCAGATCACGCTCCAGGTGGGGAAGAACATAACGATTTCAACTGTTTTCGGATATGGGGAATAGCTCCAGACGGGCATATATGGCTACGTGCCGGATTCAGGAGCCAAGAGACTATCGACCTAGCGATTGATAAAGCACTGCTGTTGATCAAGCAATTCAAGCCGTTTTGCTGGTTCCCGGAAGATGATAATAACTGGAAGGCGGTGCAAGGTTTCGTCAGGCGGTATATGATCAAACAAAAGATATTCTGTAGGATAGAACCGCTTTCCCCGCATGGACATGATAAGCCGACAAAAGCGCTACCGTTTCAAGCATTTGCATCGTGCGGAATGGTGCATATCCCGGCTGGCATTGAGGGTGATGGCATCATTGATCAGTATGTCAGGTTCCCGAGTGGAGCGCATGACGATGAGGTAGACACGGCTGCAATTATCGGCAGGGTAATCGACATGGCACACCCGGCTATGGTAAAGGCGACAAAAGCGCCACCGAAAACGCAGGCTCAAGAGGATTGGGACCGCGTTACTGGGGTAAAAACGAGTAGGGCTAAAAACAAGGATGATTGTTAGGCGCGGGTACTGTGGAGCGGTTAACCGAGCCAGCAATAGCATGATTATTGAAATTAATTAAATACTAAACCATGGAGCAATACACTGTGATTTCTTCAGGCATATACGCCATCCTCCATATTCCAACTGAGAAAAGGTATATCGGCAGCACAAAATGCTTTGAGAAAAGAATGCGTTCTCACGAAGCAATGCTTAATGGGGGCAGGCATCATTCGAAAGAACTTCAACTAGCGTGGGATTCGAGTGGAGAAAATGAGTTTGAGTTTTACCAACTGGAAAACAAGATAAGCAAAGACAATTTATTTGCACGAGAGCAGTTCTGGATAGATTTTTTTGATTCAGGAAGAACAGGGTTTAATGTCTTGTTGATTGCAGGTCAGCAACCATGGGAAGATGAAAGATTCAAATGGTCATCTTCCAGAAAAGCCGGAAAGTCCCAGAAGGATGGAAATGTTTCATCTGGAAAAAAGTATCCGTTGTTGTACCATTTCAAGAAATACAAGGCCCGTACATTAGCCGCAAGGTTAAACAAAAAAGAAGGGGCCGCTTTAAATAAATGGTTTGATGCGGCTGGGAAATACGAATATTATTAACAATAATAACGAAAGTTCGGAACCGTGTCTTAGTAAAAAGGATAAGGATGCTCTGAGAAAATTACAGAAATACATAAAAAATAACCCACAAACTTTACAGATTAATAGCACTATGACTAAACAATATTTGTATCAGGTGGTAAAAAATAACACTAACTCACGATAACAAACACTTGCATTTCTCCTACAATATCGTAAAATAGAGCAATGGAAATATCATTCATTCAAATATTCTGGCTTATGCTGGCAACCGCAATTACAAGCGGGGCAATGATCATCCTTTCTGCTCTCGTTACTGGCTACCTTGTGTTTCGTTGTAAAAAAGAGAACCATGAAACACTGTTTCCGGCAAAGCGCGTAAAGCGTAATGGCCCTATCAACCTGGATGAATTTGCAACGGAAGTTCTGAAAGACGACGAAAGTGGTTTGCCGGATATAATAAAAAAGCAAAACGAGCGCATGGCCGCTGATTTGGCTATGCAGAGCTTGAAGGGTGTTGTGAGATAATGGCAAATGTAATCTGTCCTAATTGTAACGAGTCCCATTTTACCACAACCGACGCATACCGTCCCGGAGAAGTAACCACCGGCAACATGCTGACGCTCAAAAAGCAATACGTCGATAACGGCTGGACCTCTTTCCCTGAGCATGAAGGGATGAAGTTTGCCGATTTATATTGTCCAGGTTGCGGTGGGGCATTGTCCAGCGATGGCCGGGTGCGGATTGATGATATTCAAGACGCACCTGTGCCTGACTCTGAGCGCACTACCTTCCCAGGCACCGAGTACGCAATGGCCGAACTAAAAGAAGAAAAACGCAAGCCGGGGAGACCTAAGAGAGTATGACCGCAAAACGACTCCTTGAGCTTTTGGTAATAGTAGCTAAGTATTTCATCGGCATGGCCGAAAAAGAACTGCGAGAAGTAAAGAAGTAACCAGCACCGACTACCCGGCCAAGCGCAAAGCCTGACCGCGTAGAATTCCATGAAGCGCAAGCCTCATAGAGATCACGAATCTTTATGAGGCTTTTTTATGGAAAAATGGACACTGACAAATCTCCCGCCCGAAGGCCATGAAGACGTAGGCCGATGGTTCTGGGATAACTGTTTCATGGTGTCCGAAGCCGAAAAGGATCGTCTGTGCCTCAAAGATCGATGGCGGGAAAACCATCGTATCTGGAGAGGTGGAGCGGTTCAAAGGTCACTCCGCAACAAGAACGCTGTAACCGCAAATCTCATCTTCTCCAACATCCAGCGAACTGTAGCCAATCTCACCGCAAAGAATCCTTCCGCCGAAGTTGTTTCCCTGGATGGTCAATACAAGATCGATCCCCAAACAGGTCAGCCAGTAATCGACCCGGCAACCGGCGAACCACTGCCCGACGATAGCGACAAAAAAGTAACCGTCCGGATGAAAGATTGGTGGAATACAACCGAGCAAATCAACGTTCTCGTAGACTCCGCGCTCAATATGGAGATTTACGGCATTACGATTGAAAAAGCGGTGCTTGATTCATCCAGCGGCGAATGCACAGTAGTCGCTCTCGATCCATTCTCATATATCATCGCCCCTGGCAACTGGGTATCCCCCAACGATGCACCATATGTCGGTATGGCGACAGCTATGCGTCCAGATGCGGTTGATGCTCACTTCGACCTTGAGCCAGGTACGACAACTGTTGACGAGGTGTATTCAATCCTCGGTGAAGAGCGCGAAGAGAACCGGCCAAACCTGCAAAATCTCAGTTCTCTCAGTTCCACACTTTACGGCAGCAAAACCATGCACCCCCGGCAGAACATGCGGGGCGGCGAGGACAGGTCGCTCGTTGTCGAACTGTTCGTCAGGGATAATTCAACCATCGATTCAACCGAAGATATTGAGCAGATTGTTGACGGCATCCCGGTAATCGTCAAGCAAAAAACCAAGATCAAGAAATACCCTGGCGGAATCCGAGTTGTCACCTTGGCAAATCAAGGCGAGTTGGTTTGTTCCGACATGGCAAACCCTAACGTTAACCCTGAACTCTCCAGGGAAGATCAGGTCAACACCTATCTGTTCGACCATTACCCATACTCAGCAGCCGTTTCCTACCGCGACCCGTCAAGCCCGTGGGGATTTGCCGCAGCCGAACAGGTTGGAGACTTGGCCGAAAAGGTAAGCGAACTTCTCAGCCGGATGTACCGGTACCTTGCGCGGGTGATGCTTCCGCCTCTTGTGCTTCCCGAAGATACCGGACTTACCGCCGACGATGTGAATAACAATCCTGGCTTGATCCTCACCCCGCACACGTCAGATGCAGGAAACGGCATTCATTATATTCAGGTGCCAAACCTCCCCTCCGATACTGTTCAGCTTTTCAATATGTTGCTCGGGGTATTCGACCGGGTGTATCAGATTGAGGACGCAGACCGGGGCGACACACCAAACCGAATAGTTGCAGCTTCCGCCATCGTTGCCTTACAAGAGCGTAACCAAGTTCTCATGAGGCACAAAATCCGTCAGGTTGACTACCTGATTAGGCAACGCGGCCGGATGGCTATTTCCTTCTTCCAGAATTTCGGAGTTACGACTGATCCGATCAAGGTTGACGACAAAGTTGATGGAATCAGAGGACTTGATTTCATCGGGCGCAAATTCCAGTACGTTGTCGAGTCCGGTTCAACCATTACCCAAACGAGCCTGCAGGTTCAAGAGCAGGCTGTTGACCTGTTTGACAAAGGTGCAATCGACAAACAAGCACTCTTAGAAAACCTGAACTTCCCCAACTGGCGGCGAATAGTCGAACGAATGGCCGAAAACGGCGACCAGCTAGATCAAGCGGCACAAGTCTTCATCGCCGCTGGCGTACCACAAGAACACATCGCGCAGATGATGGAATTTGCGCGGCAACCACAACAAGGCGCTACCGCCTAAGAGGTAATTATGGGCACAGATACCAAACTTGTATCAATAGGCGGGGCGGCTGGAACTGCTGCTGCATACACCGCCGGTCAATTTCTGATTGAGTTATGGGGCTTCTAAGATGCCTCTGTATCAATACGCCTGCGATTGCGGCAAAGAGCAAGAGCAGTTCTTCAAGATGGCAGAAAAACCTGCAACGGTCCCGTGCGAATGCGGCGGGGTAGCCAAAAAGGTACTTTCGGCTGGAATGGTAATCGGTGACGATATGCCTCCATGGATGCGTCACCCCGAGACTCTTGGTTGTTTGCAATGCAGTGGCGAGAAAACCAAAATCAAAACGAGGAGCGACTACAACCGCTATCTCAAAGAGCACAACGTAATTGAACGAAGTGCAAAACATGAAGTTTGACCGGGTAGCCTGCGAGGTCCGGTAAAGGAAAGAAGATATGAACCCAGATCAAATCCCGGTAGGAACGACCACCATTAACCCGATGAGTGACAATCCAGTACTGCCAGCAGAAGAAGTCAAGGTTGAAGCGGAAGCCCCCAAAGTGGACAAGCAAGAAGCCAAACCAGACGACAACATATCCAAACTCGAAGCAATGCTCAAAGCCAGTCAGACCATGATAGGCAAGCAGAGCGGAGAGATTGGCGCACTCAGGGCGAA